GACTAAAACATTTTACATAACTTATTGGGCTTCTAAACATAAGAAGCACATAACAAGAAAAGGTAAGCATGACGAAAAAAGCAGATATGGGACATCAAGTAAAGGTGTGCCTTATTATGTTTATTATGACTTAGATAGTCATGGTTATAGAACAGCAACAACAAGTTGGAAAGTGAGGCACTAATGACAGGTGAATTAATAGGCAGATTACTAATGGTACTAGTTGGGTTTGTATTAGCATTATTAGGAGTAATAGTTTTTATACATGGACAGCATTACGAGGTTGGAATATTAATTTCCTTTGCTGGTATCTGTTCAATCTTTGGGGGGCTACCACACTATGAGTGATTATATTTGGTGTCATGGTCCAAGTTGCCATAAAAGACATACAACCACAAGAGTTCGTGGTGTCAAAGGTTCAAAGGTTTTAAGAACAATGAAAATCAATGTTAGTGGTATGTACCCACAGAAAGTGTGGAAATACTTTTGTGACCAGACCTGTTTAATGAATTTTATTTCGAAACACTATCAAGAGTTTATTAGACTACACCCAAGGACCGAGGCCCTTGAAACACCGATAGAAATAGAAGTAGAAAATAGGACCGATTATTATGGTCAACCATATGCAACAAAAGTTATAAGGGCTATTGACAATGCTTGACTTATCCTATATGATCCCAGATATGACAACAGAAAGAACGATACAGACAACTAATCCTTATTCTGGTCAGTCAACAATGTTAACTCCAGAAGAATACAAGTTATACATTATGATTAAGCAGGCTGAATTAGATGAAGACTACAGGACTGTAGAAAAAGGATTATCTAAATTTAGTAAGATGAACGCTAGCGCGTACATGACTTTACTAGATTAAAACTCTCTCACCGAGGCCCTACGGGCCTCGGATAGTGGTCCCAATCCCATACCTAAATAATCTTGGAACACTAAAAGCAATCCCCCTTACAAAAAAAGGGGTCCCACTACTCTAGGTTGTATTGCTTGTTTTAGACAGATAAGGGTGTTATAATACTTTTTCACTGTTAAAAAGGTGCAAAAAATTTTATAAAAAATTTTTTATGTTAAAAAAAGATATAGATAAACTGCCGTCTAACATTCGCTCTGAGTACAGAAGACTAAAAGTTATGCACGCAGAGAAAAAAATACAGAGAAAAGCAAAAAGTGATTTTATGTCCTTTGTCAAAGCTGTTTGGCCCGAGTTTATAGAGGGTGCACACCATAGAGTTATTGCACAAAAGTTTAATGACCTAGCAGATAAAAAAATTAATCGACTAATTGTTAACATGCCACCAAGACATACAAAGTCAGAGTTTGCAAGTTATCTTTTGCCAGCGTGGATGGTAGGTAAAAATCCAAAATTAAAAATTATTCAAGCAACTCACACCGGAGAACTTGCTGTAAGGTTTGGTCGTAAAGCAAAAACACTAATTGATAGCGAAGAATACTCAAAAATTTTTGATACAACTCTTAGAGAAGACAGTCAGGCTGCAGGACGTTGGGAAACTGCCCAAGGTGGTGAGTATTTTGCAGCTGGTGTTGGCGGTGCAATCACGGGCCGTGGTGCAGACCTCTTGATTATTGACGATCCGCACTCGGAACAAGACGCAATATCGGGTAAAGCTTTTGAAAGTGCTTACGAATGGTACACATCAGGACCAAGACAACGTCTACAACCAGGCGGACAGATAGTTTTAGTTATGACTAGATGGAGTAAAAAAGATTTAACAGGAATTTTGCTCGACAATCAGAAAAAAGTTAAGGGTGATCAATGGGAAATTGTAGAATTTCCGGCAATCATGGAACACGGAACTAAAAAAACACCAGTGTGGCCACAATATTGGAAATTAAAAGAGCTAGAGTCTGTAAAAGCAACACTTCCGGTTGGAAAATGGAACGCACAGTGGATGCAAAACCCAACTTCTGAAGAAGGAGCGCTAATAAAACGAGAATGGTGGAAGAAATGGGACAAAGAATTTTTACCAGACGTAACTTATGTCATTCAAAGTTACGATACAGCATTTTTAAAAAAGGAGACAGCTGATTACAGTGCAATTACGACCTGGGGTATTTTTTATCCGGAGGAGGGAGGCAAACCAAATATAATTTTACTTGATTCGGTCAAAGATAGATTTGATTTTCCAGAACTTAGACGTGAAGCGCTAGAGCAATATAAATATTGGCAGCCTGATATGGTTATTGTTGAGCAAAAAGCATCGGGCACACCTCTAACACACGAGTTAAGAAATATGGACATTCCAGTGATGACATTTACTCCAAGTCGTGGTAATGATAAGCACGTTCGAGTAAATTCTTGTGCCCCGCTGTTTGAGGCCGGATTAATCTGGGCTCCTGATGAGCAGTTTGCAGAAGAAATGATCGAAGAATGCGCGTCATTTCCATATGGCGATCATGATGACTTGGTTGACAGTATGACCATGGCCGTCATGCGATTCAGGCAGGGAGGCTTCCTACCCCATCCAGAAGACTATGAAGACGAAAAAATAGAACCTAGGAGGAGAGAGTACTACTAAATATGTCATTAAAAAGCGAAGCTATAAAAAGATTTTTAACTGCAGCAAGATCTCTTGCTAATCAAGGATTAAGCAAAGAAGCAATAGTGCAGTTTGCTAAAAATGAATTTGGTGAAGTAACAGAACTGTTTAAAAAACAGATAGACAATATTTTTAAAAAACCTGCATCAGGAATTGAAAAATTAAAAGTTAAAGATGAAATATTTGACGACACTATAATTAAATTACCAATTGATGATAAAGGTAGACCTTTTAATCCTAGAGATCCGTTAAAAGATTATAGTAAAGAATTAACTGATAGTCCACTAGATGATTTAAAAAAAATTATAGATGATTTTGAACCTATGGGACCTAATAAACCAAGAGATAAAAAATACACAGGTGGTCTTGTAGATGTTGAACCAAGTTTATCTGACATCGGTCATGGTTCAGACGCCTTGATGGCTAGAACAAGATTGATGTCACCTGGATCACAGATGACTACATCAACTGGTTTAAATTATTTACTTGCTGAAGACAATGACAACATAAGAGTTCCGTTTGCAAATGGTAATGGTGTTGCTGATGAAGATGCAGAAAAAGCAGCGTTAGGTAAAAGAGTTAGAGAATTAATGGATGATGGTCTTGATTTTGGTGAAGCTGTTAAACAAGCAATGTCAGAAGGCTATGCAGAAGGTGGTCGTATTGGTTTTTCAAAAGGTAAACTAGCTTTAAAAAAATTGAATAAAGGAAGACGTAAATTTATGAAAGCTGCTGGTACAGGTCTCGCAGGATTAGCTGCACTTAAAACAGGATTAATTAATCTTGCAAAAGATGCGGGACCAAAAGTAGAAGCAATTAAAGAAACTGTAACATCAGCACCAGATTATTTTTTTGATTTAATGAGAACAATTAAAATGTTTGGTAAACAAGGTACATCTGTAGGTGAAAGAATGAATACAACTAATTATAAAAATTTTGAACTTACAGAAGATCTTACAACTGGTGATATGAGAATTACAAAACAAAAAGGTGATCCTGAGATAGGTTACGAAGAAGAAGTTATGGAATACAGTCCAGGTGGCAATCCAATGGAAGAGGGCGGCATGTCAATGGAACGATACGAAGAAGCAACTCTTAGACCTGATGGAGATGGCAAGTTAAAAGATATTGAAGACGGTATCGAAGCCGATAGTATAAAAGAGATTATAGAAGAAATAAATAAATCTAAAACTAAAAAAGCATCAGGCGGTTTAGCAAACTTATTAGGAGAATAAATGGACAACATATTAGAGCAAATTGTGGCCTACGCTCCAAATAAAATAAACACAGAAAAAAAAATACAAGCTTTAGCCATTGGTCCAAGAGCCATGGTTGGTGAAATAACAGACGAACAAACAAAATTCGGTAGACCTATTTATAAAACACCTGAGGGTGAAAGAGTATCAGAAAAATCAAGGACGTTATTTTTAGACGGTAATTACATAAATGTTCCAAGTATTCACGGTGGTAAATCTTTTAACGAAGATGAATTACGATTAATGATTAAACGAGGAAACTTAAAACCAACTAGTGTTCATAAATCTAGAGAAGATGCAGAAGCAGCAGCTAAAGCTAGATCTGCTTCTATGGCTCAAGGTGGACGAATAAAATTTGAAGATGGCATGAGAGTAATGGAAGACGAAATTATAAAAAATTATAAAGAAGAAGTTTTAAAAGAACTTGAAGCTGGTAAAAAACCAACACAAATAAAATCTTTTAAGGAGTATTTAAAAACTCAAACAAAAGTAGATACGAATCCTGGTAAAAAAAAATTAAAAAAGGCAATAGAAGATGCTAAAAAATTAAGAAAAAAAGGTGTAACATTAGGAGCAAACCGTATTCCAAAAAAACTTTTGAGAAAAATTATTGGAGATATGGCTATGTCCCTTGGTTCACCAACTGCATTACTAGGTTTAAATGCATATTTAGGAGTTGACCCTAAAGAATCTTTAGATAGAGCTATCCTTGGTGGAGAGGTTGCATTAGCACCATCTGGTATCAAAGCATTAACAAGTAGACTCGATGCTATAAAAAATCCAACAGTTAGAAAAGGTATTGAAACAGTAGCTGGTTTAAGATTACCAGGTGTGTTTACACCTGCTAACGTTATGAGAGCTGCAAGATTTGTACAACCATTAGGTATTGCAACACTAGCTGGTGAAGGAATTTATCAACTGGGTAAACTAGGATACAAAGAGCAACAAAGAATTAATGCAATGAGTCCAGAAGAAAAAGCTAAATATCTTGCAGAACAACAAGAACTTGCGAATGTATCAGCGTAATGAATAAAACAAAAACAAAAAAGAAAAATCCAACACTTACAGCAAAAAATCCTGCATTTAAATGGTGGGCGGTGCCACCTAAAAAAGGACCATTATCACAAGGGTTGAAATTAGGTAAAAAACAAGTTAAGAAAGCTTAGGAGAACATATATGGCAGAAATAGACAAAGCTCTCCCGAACGACAAACGACCTGAAGAAGTTGCAGAAGAGGTTGAAGTTACGGGAATAGAAGAAACACCAAAAGGTCCAGTAGAAATTATAGAAGACGAAGAAGGGGCAACAATTGATTTTGACCCGAATTCAATGCCGATGCCACAAGAGGGTGATCACTTTGCAAACTTAAACGAATTACTTCCAGAAGAAGATACAGACATGATCGGTAATCAATTACAAAATGATTACATGGAATATAAAATGTCTCGTAAAGAATGGGAGCGAGCATACATTACTGGTTTAGATTTATTAGGATTTAAATACACAAATAGAACAGAGCCTTTTCAAGGAGCTTCAGGTGCAACACATCCAGTGTTAGCAGAAGCAGTAACACAGTTTCAAGCTTTAGCTTACAAAGAATTATTACCAGCAGATGGTCCTGTTAGAACTATGGTAATGGGTAAAACAGATCCACAAAAAGAAATGCAAGCACAAAGAGTTAAAAACTTTATGAACTATCAGTTAATGGATAAGATGCAAGAATACGAATCTGATTTTGATCAGATGTTATTTTATTTACCTCTTGCAGGTTCTACATTTAAAAAAATTTATTATGACGATTTATTGGGACGAGCAGTATCAAAGTTTGTCCCTGCGGATGACCTTGTTGTTCCGTATACGGCTACCTCATTAGACGATGCGGAATCAGTCATTCACGTTGTCAAGATGTCAGAAAATGAATTAAGAAAACAGATGG